CCCGACGTACCCGCTGATATTGATTGTGCCGCCGGTTCCGTCGTTGGCTGCGCCACAAGCTGCCAGCACATAACTGAACCCGCCCGTGCTGGTCGTTGCTGTCGCCCCCAGTTTTACGTAAACCGGAACGACTGCCAGATTCTGCACCGTCAAGTGGTGCGGCGAACTGGTGACCACGTCCGCTGCTGTTCCGCTACACGCTTTGATCTGCTGCGTGACGCTGCTAAAACTTCTGAACCTCTCGTTTTGATAACTCATAATTTAAATTCCCCAAGCTGTTTTAATACCCTTAACCGAGTGCATACTACGCCAGCGGCTTCCCAGCTTCTGTTCCTGCTCGTAATAACCACGGCGAATTGTCTCTTTGTTCATTCCATTTTCATCGCTTGCCCCGTTTGGAACGCTGATACTCGATGGAAAAAGCATACGCGTGTATCCATCTGGTGCGTCGTCTCGCTCGGTGATCGGGCGCTCTAGCTCAATCACTTCGCCCGTGTCTGACTTGTACTCGTATGTTGGCATTTAAAAATATAAAAAAGGGATGGGGCAGCTTTTGCCACCCCACCCCATGATTACTATTGATTAACCGGCGTCATCAATTCCAGCGAACCCAGCCCGTGAGAAATACCGGATGTAATAATCCGATGTCAGCACTTTAGCTGCGTACATGGTCTTGAAACCAACCGTGATCACTTGGTTCAACGGGTCTTTTTTGTCCGGAGTGTCCACAATCTGTATGGACGGACTCATTGGACTATCACCGCTCAACGCCGGAACACCAAACGCTTCACCACCCAAGAAGAACGAAGCAAATGCATCCCCAGCCGCAGCTTCCGTGTCAATGTCTGCGTGTGCAGATATGCCACATCGATACGGGTTTGTGTCTTCCACAAAGCGGACGCCGTAGAGCGATCCAGCTTCACCGTTGTACAACGCACCCACGTTGGAGCGTGTCGCAGCAGCCAACCAGTCATCGTCACGCATGATGTCGCGAAGCACTTGTGGTGCAGCGATACACACGTAGCCACCGTTGATTTCCGGAGCGCGTTTGATACGCAGTTGAGTAACAACATCCAGAACATCGCCAGCCGACATAATGTTGGCTGTATCGCTGTCCAGCCCAACCGCGTTGTCAGCGTCACCAGCAAATATAGTGCTGCCACCTTGCGTGTTAGTTGCTCCAGTTGGTGTTGACGAACTGCTCAACGCTGCTTTCACAATGTTGTCGCACTTCAACGCGGCGTCTTCCCCATTAGTCTTGGTCGCTTGCGACAGACTGTTGAGAAATTCCGTATTATTCAACACGTCCGACAGCACCACTACTTGTCCAATCTGCTGGAGATCAGCCGTCACTTTGGAAAGAGACAACTGCCGAACACCAGTCCCGTCTGAACTTGCACCAGTCCCGAATATATCAATCGGTAGTATCGTGCTTGTCGTAACCTCGGCTGGTGCGGAACCAGTCGTCAGATCAGCGATCTGCGTCGAATCCGGCGCACCGTATTTGAAGAAGCTAATCTGCTTCGATCCCACCCCTTTGGGAAGAGGTGCTTTTTGGCCAAACTCCGCTTTGCGGGTGGCTTGAACTGCGTATGTGAGCAGTTGTGATTCAAAGTGTTCCCGATACTGATCGGAAAGACTACTTGATAGCGTCATTGCATGTGCCATAACTTATATCTTTCTTTTAAATAGTTTACTGTGCTGTACTAATCATTACCCCAATTGCTTGTCCATCTGTGCAGCTTGATCCGTCAGCATCTTAAACCGCGCATCCGTATCCATGTCCATAAACTCTTTGGTCGCCGGACGTGGCGCTGGCTGTGAACCACCAATCGATAGCTTTGACTTGTACTCTTCCAACTCATTGGTAAGTCGTTGGTTCTCATCTCGAAAAGACTCTGCTTGTGTCGCCAGTATGTCGCGTGACGCAACCCACGCCGCTTTACGCGGCCCGTCTGCATCCCCTAACAATTCCGGATAATGCAAAAACACTTGCTCGGTTCGTTTGAACAGTTCGCTGTCGTGGTTCCCAAGATCGGGATAGTTCGCTCTGGCTGACGCGTAATTATCGCTAAACGTCTTGCTGAAATCTTTTTGCTGGAGCTTTTTTGCGGTTTCCCGCTCACTCTCACGCAATGATTCAGCTTTCGCTTTAGCGTCGTCAGCTAGAGTTTCTTCCCCGTCTTCACGGAACTCCGACTCTACTTTGTCGTAATCTTTGGCGCTGTAGCCCTCTTCGTCACGAAGTTCATTCGTAGACTCCATTTGCTGCAACTTCCACTTCTCTTGACGTTTATCAAACTCATCGACCCGCTGTTGATGCTTCTCCTTCTCGGCGTTTAACGAACTCCACGAACGCATTTTGCGCTCCATATCCTTCGCTTCCCGCGAGACATCCGGCTCTTTCGGCTCGGTCTTTTCTGTCAAAGAACTTTCCCCGCCACTCGACGGGTTCAACTCACCATTACTTTCCGGCTGTCCTGGTTCCGGCGGTGGATCAGCTTGGGTTTCCGACTCCGGCTTTTCCGGCTCCGCTTCCGGCGGTGCAATTGTTGACCGCGCTTCTTCCAAGCTCTTCCCGCTGTCCATCGCTTTTGCGATTGCGGAAAGCTCTTCCATCGTCGTCTCTACTCCAGCCATTTTGTTGTATGCTTAAAATCAGCCATGCCCCACATACGTGGCACGCTGTAATGTGCTAATTTCAACCACAAGTCGCACGATCTCGTAGTTGTAAGTTATGGACGCAACCAATCGAACTCTTCATCCGCGTCCGTAGACGAAGTTTCGGGTGGAACCATTAACGCATCGATTGATGCAATAGCGCCACGGAAGCCATTAGCATATCCGGCTTTCCACGCAAGCTCACCCCCGCATTCTGTAGCCGTTGCATTGTGTTGAAGCGCTGCGTTTAACAACCACGCTTTTAGTTTCTTTCCGCTTTTTGTTGAGTAAAAAGCCCGTAATGCTTGCTCATCATCCGGCTCCCATTTGGGCTGGTTGACCCATCGGAGCGGCTTGAGCATTGTTGACAACACCCGCTTGTGCATCTCTGTTAATCGTATCATTTAGTTCTTTCCGTACTTGTCGAGCCGCATTCATGTCCACTTGCTCAAGCTGTTCAAGCAATGTGCTGATGCGTCCCATAAATGCTTGTTTCCCCTCCGGCTCAAGCTCTTCGCCTTGCTGGCTCAACTTGTTGATGTAGCCCAGAAGCACCGGCAATCTTGGTCGCGGATCGTCGGCTTGGTTTGGAACCGGCGTGTAACCGCGTTCCATGATGGGGATGTTATGCGCTTCGTCTTCCGATTCGTCCGCTGACTTGAACTGCGGATCGCGCACCAGACGCTTCACCAGACTTGGGTCGTCCAGTTCCAGTATGGACTTGTCCAGTTCGATCTGGTCGATCCACGGCGATTGCGCCATCAACTGTTTCCGCATGATGGCACGCTGCATCAGCATCGAACGATCCACACCGTCCACACCGCCTTTCGGCTCAATCGTGTATTCGCCGTGAAGCGCATCGGCTTGCAGACTCGTCGCGTCTTCCAGATACCGGAACATCAAGTCTTTCGGCGCGTACTGCAAATAAAGCTGATACGCTTGACGATAGACGCGAGCCAGCGCCAACCGGAATATCCGCGCACGCAGATCGACGGAGCGTTCCATCATCCCGCCAATAGCGTTCACTTCCGTGGCTGTGCGCCGTTCTTTCGTGTTGATCATCTGGCCGACACCAAAATCGGGCAGCGACAATCGTTGCTCGGCGATCATTCGCGTCTGCACAATCTCCTGCTCCCAGCTTATCGGCGGCTGCGGCATCATTATCGGCTGCAACGCGTATGGCAGTATCTGTCCTGGTCTGAACCGGATGTTGCTGCTGTTGGGAATGTCGCGCTCACTACGGAACATCGGCGTGTTGTAGAACGTAATCGCGTCTGATTTGCCGTTCATCAGCTTGTTCAGATACGACTCTTCCGGCGCAACTTGCTCCGGCACTCCGCGTCCGGCGTACCACCCCTTATCCTTCACCTCGTACGTCGTGTCCACGAACGGCGCTTTGCCGTGCCGATATGGCAGTTTCATGGGTGGACGCAGATCGTGATCCGGAACGAGCGGCGAGTACGTGTGAACAACCCAGTTCCCATTCTCATCCCGCTGGTAGTGTTCCCATACAATGACCATGTTGTCGTCACCGCTGTATGTCAGCCCCTCGCGCCGGAACTTCTCGTTGTCGCGTTGCGTGGTGTTGACGTTCTCGTCCTGACCATCGCCGCGTATCTTGTCCAGCAACGAGTGGTCATATCGCTTGTCCCGCAGAAACGCGCTCACACTCATGGGCATGATCTGAACCATCCAATCCGCGTCGTGCAGATCGGTCGTGTGTTCTGGAACAATCCAGTAAAGTGGGTCTACAGCTTCAAACTTACACGACTTGTTCTCGTCATCCCAAAACACTTTCAGCACGGAATGACCCGTCATCAGCATGTGATCGATCCACGTCAACGACTCTTTCTGGAAGTTCGTTTTCTCTTTGATGTGGTAATCGAACCAGCGCTCAACCGCCGTCGTCAACGGTGCTAACTGCTGGCGCATCGGGACGAACGAACATATCGTGTCACGTCCCGTAATTTGCTGGTAATAAAACGGCTTGAGCTTACTGACCGCCGTGTCAATTAGCGGGAAATGTAGATCACTCGCCCCAGCCCACGGCTTGTTTTTACGGCGTAAACCGTCATGCCGCATTTCATAGTAAAGAGCCTGTCGGCGCTCCCACTTCGCTCGGTCGTGGATAGATTCCAGAACCGCCTCGTACATCTCACTTCTGTTCTCTTGCATTTCGCAACTG